GTTTTACGAAATGATTATGGAATTCATCCATTTTAATCATACCGTTATTTGGGAATAATGAATTGAATGTCATTATTATCTCCTTTGTTAAGCAAGTTAATAGGTCCACCCACATGATGCAACCTGGGAGGTATATAATGATTTATTTATTAATTTTCAAGTACTGATTTTTCTCTTATAATATGGCCAAGAACTGTGCCTTTATGAATACCTTCTTTAATAGTGTATCCAGATGTTCCATTACCATTAATTTCAACTTCTTTACGACTTTTCATTAATATATTATTTTTCATTTCTATTTCTTTATTTGCATAATTTTTAGCTATTGGATCAGTAAAAGTTAAAGTGTATAATTCTGTAAGATTATGTTCGCGATCAAGAAATTTATATTCAATTTTAGTAGCATCAAAATCTTTTTTAACTTTATCACATACTTTTATTGGATCAAATTCAGAACAAGAATATACATCTAATTGCATAATAGGAGGTTCAACTTTATCCCAACAATGCATTATGACATGAGATGTTTCAATAATAGCCCCGCCTGTAAGACCTTCATTACCAGGCATATCTGAATATTTAACGAATGGTCCCATTAATATTTTCATCTCTATGCTTTCTATAAAATCTCTTAACCAACCTTCAAAGTAAGGTTCACTTTGAGGAGGCTTTTTAATTTCTGCTCGAACAATTAAATGTTTATGAACTAAAACTTTATTTTCCATTAACGCGTCATATAGTTTTTTAAAACTATAATCAATAGTTTATTTTAATAAACTGAAAGCTAGTGTGAGTAGAATTGCTATCGTTGAACCAAGTCCAGCGATGATCCACCAAGTTAGTTTATCAAACTGTCTTTCAAATTTAGAATGGTTGCGGCAAGACTCGTCCGTTAAATGTTTAAGATCTCTTTTAATACCAGAAATATGGCCATAAAGAGCTATAATATGTTCTCCTGTTGTTTTTGGATCTCTACCGTTTGCCATTATGCTAGTCCTCTTTGTTTTAATCTCATTTGTTTTTCACTTGGGCTTAATAAAGCGTTTTCAGTTGGAGTCAATCCATTTTGTAATCCTGCCACCTGTTGCGGAGGAGGAGTTAAAATAGAAGCATTTGGCATTGGTTGAATTGATAATGGAGAAGTTTGTATCAAAGGTTCCTCTTCAAATAAATAATTTTCTATGTTTATTCCTAAAGAATCACTTAAAGGAGTTTGTTGCATTTCTTTTTGTATTTCTCTTAATACAGAAGCCGCATCAATAAAAGGATTAGATTGTCCAATTTTGTCTGCGTTTTCTTTAAATTTATTTTGAATATCTATAGATGGAAAATAAGGTTCAAATTTTCCATTTTTTAAATTACTAAAAGTAGCAGGACTCAATTGTCTTTCTCTAAATTCTCTTAACAATGCATCTCCTTGTACTCCTAAAATTTCTGCTGCATTTATATTTTTAAACATTTCTTTTTGAACATTAAATCTAGCAACGTTAGAGGCAACATATTTTTTAATAATTTCATTAGGTGTTACTTTTCCTCCACTTAATAAACCAAAATAACCGCCTGTAAATTCTGTTCTAGCATTTCTAATACCATTTTGATATTCTGATATTTTAAAACCCATAGTGTCTAATGGATCAACTTTAATTGGTCTTAAACCCATAAATCCCGCTAATTCATAATCTATTTCTAATTGTTCTCCTCTTTTTGTAGGTATATCTAAAGCAGCTTGTCCAACTCTTTGAAATTGTTTGTATGAAGGAGCAAGAGTCTCTCCTAAATGTAAAAATAAAATTTTAGCTTTTTCTGATGTTGGAGTTTGATCGGTATATAATACTTTACCATCTTTGGTTCTTCCTCCTCTTACAATAATATCAGTAGCAGCTTCTGTCCAAATAGACTCTGATATAAAAGGATTCATTACTTCTCCACCAGCTTCGGATACTCCATTAAGAAAACCCTTCAATAAAGTATCTCCATCTTGTTTTCCTTCCATAATATTATTAAACAAAGTATTAAAAGGTCTAGCAATTAAATCATATGCATTAGAATGACTAAAATCTATGTATCTAAGATTTCCATCATCATCTCTAATTGGAACTAGAGTAGAGTTTTTTGACCATTCAGGTACAAATTGTCTTAACGCATTAATTTCATCTTCTGTGACATCATATAAAGCTTTAGCTCCTTCTGTAACTATAAAAGGAACCGCAGTTAATGTACCGGCCATACCAGCAATTCTTCTTGCTCCTGTCCTGTACATTACATTATCATTTTTAACAAATCCTTTTCCAACTTCATAAACCCAAGGAGTTACGTTGCTTCCTACAACTGGTTTTGAGTGTTTTAATTCTTTTAATCCTTGTTCTGCAATACCTGTAGTAGTTCTTATTATTTCCGATGGAAAAGACATAAAATTTCCTATTGGAAGTAATCTTGCAGTTTTAACAAATGATCCAACATAAGCATAGTTAGGAACGGTATTTTTTACAATATTAGAAGCTTCTCTTTTTAAATTTAATAAATCCTCGGGACTTAATTTTAAACTATCTTTAGTAATACCTAATTGTCTTGCTTTACCTGCTTTTAATCTATCTAACTCAACTACATAGTTAGTAATTTTCCAAACATCATCTTCTGCAACATATTTCCCTTGAAATGCTTCACCCAATTTTTTAAATTTAGACATAAAAGGTCTTAAGATAGAATCTGTATTAGATATTTGTTCTCCTAATTTTATATCTTGAAGTAAAGCTTTTAAATCTCCTATTTGAACCTGTTGATTAACCACTCCCAATTCTAATAGTTCTCTATATGCTTTTTGTGCTTCAGGACTTTTTGGTCCAAATTTTAAAAGCCCGGATAAATCAATTCCTTCTGAAAAAGCTTGTTTTAATAATTTAGGATTTTCAAACATAACTCCATTAGCTGCAGAAAAAGCTCCTCCACCAAAAAAATTTCTTAAGTGAGTGGGTATAGAAAAAATAGTTTTAGCCATTTGAGATATACCTTTTGGGAATAATAATAAATTTCTATACATCCAACTTGCAACCTCTTCTGTAGGTCCAGCGGCATCTCTACCTCTTACAAAACCTGCTAATCCACTAGGAACATCATTTGCAAGAAGTATAGCATCTGCTATTTCTTTTGTTGTATATTTACCTGATAAAGGATTGGCAATTTGTTTTGCACCAGGTAATTTTTGAAACACTTCGTCTACTTTAACTAATTCTATCCCTGTTTCTGATGAATTTACTGCAGCTTTACCTGCTTCTTCAGTATCCCAAAAAAAACCTCTTCCACCTTTTTGTTGTATTTCTGTATTTTTTAAAGATATATCATCAAAATAATTAGCGGTTCTCGCTACAGAAGATAAATTAGTCATACCATTAAATATAGAATATCTAGGATCTTCTATTTCTCCAAATAATTCTCTAAATACTTTACTACCTTTACCAGTTAATTTTTCAAATGATTTTGTTTTTTGTCCCATCATAGTTCCATCTGTGTATTTTATGTCTGGTAAAGCACCCGGTTTTTTAACTTTTGATACTTGATTAATAATATCATCAACAATGTTTTTAGCTTGTTCAAAATATTGTGTTCCTTCTAAATTAAAGGCTTCTTTTCTTGCAGGATCTGTTTTAGATAAATATCTTCTAAATAAATTAATTGAATTTACATAAGCTTCATCTGTTGGTTCATATCTTTGAAAAAATTTAAAAATGCCTTTAGGTTGTTGTTCAAAAATTTTATATGTTGTTCCAGTAAAATTTTGAATTCTATTTTTAAAAATATCTTGAAGTTCTTCTACTCCTTTAATTGGAGTAATTCCTTCTGTGTTTCTATTTAAAATACCTACTAAATTAGTAAACTCACCTCTTGCCTTATTAAGAGAAGTTACAATGTTTTGACTTACTTGTTCACTTACATTTTTAGATGCCATACTACTTACCAATTCGTCAATTTTTTTAGGATTTACTGAGTCAGTAAGATCACCATCAAATAAATATTCATTTATTTGTTTAAGAAATTGTTCTTTTTCAGATTTAACAGATTTATCTAACACTGTTTGTGTAAATGGAAAAATTTTATCTACTTCTCGTGTAATGTTGTTTACTATTTCTCTTGAAGCATCTATATCCCTTGATTTTAATCCCGCTTTAACCATTTCTGATTCAAAAATTTCTTGAGGTAGATCACCTCTAGGTCTAAATGGTGAACCAATGTATTTGTCAATCCATCTTTCAAATCTTGAATTACTATATGCTAGTTCCTTGCCGCGCGTTGCTAGAGCCTTAGCACCCACACCAGCTCCATATACAAATGGAGTTAACAATATAGATTCAGAACCAAATTTAACTCTATTCATTAATTTTCTAACTGCATCCTCTTGCGATGTAAGTTCTTCTACTTGATCCAAAGCAGTTGGACCATCAAACAAATCTCCAAAAGTACCTATTTCTTCAACATCAGCTACAAAAGTTTCACCTGTTGCTCCTCCTAATACTCCCGCTGAAAATCTTTTTATACCTGCAGCTTTATTTAATTTATCACTTTGCAACATTGCTTCCATTGTGTTTTTATTTTTTAAATTTGCATACGTGCCAGCTCTTTTAGCTTTTAAGACTTTATCTGCTAATTTTGTACCTAGTTTAAAACCCGCTGTTCCTGGAACACCAATAGATACTAAAGTTTCTGTTAATTTACCAATTGCTCTTTCTTGAGCTATTTCCTCAAATGGATTTATTTTATCAAAAAACTGTTCTACTTCAGCAGCTGTTTTTGAGTCTGCTCCTAAATCAATTAATTCTGCCGCTAATGATACAACTCCTTCGGGTATTTTAAGTAACCCTGAAGCAATACCTGCTGCAGTTGCTGTATACCAACTAGTTTTGCTATCTTCTTCAGCAGTTATTAATGGAACAAATTCTGCCATTAATTTCCAAATCGTTCTCTATTAATTTCTTTTATTTTAGCATCAAATGCTTCAAGTTCTTTTCTTTTGTCTCCTTTTGATCCTTGTGATCTAAGAGATTCAATTCTTCTTTGACGCTCCTCTTCAGCTTGTATAAATGCTTCTTCAGATCCTGGTGGTAGTTTTGGTAAAGATGGAACAACTTTTTTATCCTCCGATTTTTTATCTGTTTTAGAATCTGTAACTATAGGAGCCTTCGGTGTTTCAACAACATTAGATGTTAAATCTACTACTTTAAAACCAAAATTTCCATCATCCCCTATTTCTAATCGTTTAGCTTCCCCTGTATTTAAATCATAAAAAATTTTACCTACTTTATTTTTATTACTTTTTACAAACTGTTTAACTTTATAAGGATCTGTAAAATCAACATCAATAATTCCCCCTATTTGAGTTTGTCCAAATTTGTTAGCTATTTGATCCCTTGTTATTAAATCAAAAGTTGCTTTATTTTTAGCTCTATTTAAATCATTTTGATAATCAGGTAAATATTTTACAGTAAGAGCTTCTACTTTATCTGCCGTACTTGTTCCAGATTTTAAAGTTGCAAGTCTAAAATCCGCTTCTGCTTTTCTTTTTGCAGCGTCTATTGCTTCAATTGTAGATAAAGCACCTGTAGCTGCAGTTAAATCAATTTGTCTTCCAAGTGATTCTTCTGCTGCTCTAGCTTTTGAAAAAGATGCATAAGGTTCTTTATATGATTCTGCAATTGAACCTAAAGTTCCTTTTCCTGCTCCTCTTCCAGATAATAAATTTAAACCACCTGAAATTAATAAATCACTTAAATCACCCCTAACACTAGGACCAGGACCTAAAGCTTCTCGAAGAGCAGCTTTATTCTCTAAATATTTTTTCATAACTTCGGGATTAGCGGTTCCTTCTTGATAATTTCTTCTAGGTGCTGCCATAGACATAATTCCCTCATTTGCAGGTCCACCTATTCTAAACATTGGTCTTTTAAGTATTCTAGACATTATTATTTACCAAATAATGGTGCTGGATTAATTTTACCATATATACCTGCCAACGTTGATCCAATACCTAATATATTTTGTAATGGACTTGGTGACGGAGTTATTGATGTCATTTCTCTTCCTGGATATCCAGCTATTAAAGGAGTAATTCCTGCACCATATCGTTCTGCAACATTTAATGGTTGATATGCTTGTTGTTGAGCTAATTGTCTTTGAGCTTCTAATATAGCTTGTTGTTGTGAAGTTTCTCCAGCTCCTAATGTTTGAAGTCCTGCAATTTGTGTACCTAGTAAACCTTGAGTTTGTTGTCCTAGTCCCATTGCAGCCTGTCCTAAATTTAATTGATTTAAATAATTTTGTTGTGCAGCTTGTTGTGCTTGACCATAACCTTGTTGTTGTAATTGTGCTAATAATGCTGCTCTATTTCTATCACTCATTGATTGATATTCTGCTCTTTGAACACCTTCTCTTCCTCCACCGTAGGCACCTGCTGCTATTGCTTGTGCTGCTAATGCGGGTAATCCTTTTTGTGATTGAATGTCATATTCTCTTAAACTTGTATCAATAACCGCTTGTTGATATGGAGACATATATTGTTGGTATGCCTGTGGTCCAGTTGAAGCTTGCGCTGCTAGTTGAAAATCTTGAGCTTGTTGTAAATAAGGTTGATACCCACCAAGTCCTGGAGCTAAAGCTCTTGCTTGTTGTGTTAATGCAGATTCAGGTGCTACAAATTGTTGACCATAAAGTTTTGTTAAATCAACTTGTCTAGCTGCACCAATACCTTTTGCTAAATCTTCTAAATATACTTTACTTGCAGCTTCTATATGTGGTGCAGGTAATACTTGTTGTTGTTGTACTTCAGCCATTATACTACTCCACCTGCTTCAAGTTGTTTCATTAATCCGTACATTCTCTGCGCTCCTTTATTAACATTACCACCACCTGCATTTCTTACAGCGTTAGCAGTAAATACAAATTCATTATTAGATAACATAGCAGGTATATCATCTGCTTTTTCTTTTATACCAATTGGTGGTACAAATCCACCTTGTTTTCTATAATCTAATTCCATAATGCCTGCTTGGTTTTTTCTTGTTTCTCCCATTGGCATTGAACCATATTCATAACCAATTCTTCCACCATTAGCAACAAATGTTGATCTACCTGCAAATGGATCTACTGCTTTTTCCATTGAATAAAGACCGGACAGACCAGGAGAATAAACTTTTGCTTGACCACCATACTGAGTTATATATTCCGCAACTCTAGGGTCATTTTGTGCTCTTAATCTATACGCATCATCAGATTCACCAGGTTGTTGAGATAGTGCATTTAAACCATAAGTAGTAAGTGCAAGTGTTTCATATGGATTATCTTTTGAAAATTCTTTAACATTAGTATATCCTCTACCAAGTGTTGCAATTGGATCTTGCATTAAATTAGTTCCAGTTTCACTTAAATATTGTCCTGCTTGTCTAGCGGTCATCATTCCTTTATCTATAAGAGTAGGTTGTGGCATACTTTGTGGAGTAGCCGGAGCTGTATATTGACCTTGTCCTGCATATTGAGATTCAGTTGGTGAAAAAAAAGAAGGTCCTGTAGTTGATGGTTGACCTACACCCGCATACTCAGTTGGTGAAAAATAATTAGTTGGTGAAGACGTAGCACCAGTTACCCCACTCGATAATGTTCCAGGAGATGTAAATACTTCTGTTGGAGTAGCTACTCCGCTTTTAAGTAATGATTCTGCACCTGAAGCACCTGAAATTCCTGCTGATGCAGGATTAAAATATCCAGTAGCTCCACCTAAAACAGAAGCCATAAGAGCTTCTTTAGGATTAAGTTTTCCTGTGGTAATTCCTTGAACTAATAAATTTGCGGCACCCGCATTAATTGCTCCTGCTAAAAAAGCATTTGTTGTTAAAGAGGCACCTAATCCTGCAGCACCAAACATTCCACCAGTAAAACCTGCACCTGCTGGACCTAATAACATGGTAGCACCAATTGTTAATGCTATTTTTCCAATTGAAGATTTAGTAATTGATTTAATTGCTTTACCAATTGCTTTAAAAATAAAAGAAGGTACCCCTGTGTTATTAATATCTCTACCAGCACCACCCATTTTTTTTAAAACATTTGCTTCTCGTGAATTAATGTATGCTAAAAATTCTCCGCTAGGTGCTTTATTTTGTAACATTTGTCTTGCTTGTTCTAAATTAGTAAGACCACCTGTTGCCATCATTACAGGAGCTTGTTCCATTTGTTGATCAAATTGATCTGCTAATGCTTCAACTGCAGGTTCACCACCTTCAGCGAATGCTTGTAATATTTGTCTTGCAACTCTTTGAGCTGTTTCAGGATCGAGTCCTTGTTCTATTAATAATTGTATAATTGTAAGAAGAGCATTATCTCCTTCTCCAAGTTGACCTTGTATTTGAGGTTGCATCTGACCCTGCTGCCCGCCGCTTGCTCCTTGTGGCATCATACTCATAATTCCTTCAGGTGCTTGTTGCATCATTTGATCTTGCATTTGTGGTTGCATCATTTCCATTCCACCTTCTTGATAACCCATTCTTCCACCTAAATTCATTTGAGGTCTTCCTGTGATTGCAGTTGTAATAGAAGACATATTAAATTGATCATTAGAAGGGGCACCTAATGTTTGTTCTGCTTGACCTAAGTTTTGTGATAAATTTTCTAGTCTTGGAAATATAGGTTCTTCTTGACCATTGCCTAATTGCATTATTCCTGGTCCACCCATTTGATATAATTGTCTATACATTTGTGCTCGAGCTATTGTCATATTAATTAATTATTATAGGCAGGCACAAAGTCCTGAAAACAGTAGACTTTACTTGATTTCTTTAGATTCGTCAATCTTTGTTGCGTAGTTTAACTCATCTTTAAATCTACCTGAATATTGGTATTCTCCAACATGAGTAATAAATCTTCCAATATAACAATAACATTTTCCACCAATATCTGTCCATTTTTGACAAAAACCAAAGTCTTCACCATAATATTTTTTAGTTTTTAAATCATGAAAAGTATCAAAGAAATTGTATATATTTTTACTATTAGTTTCATCTCCATTTAATATAGTTGGTTGATTGATTTCTAATTGTGGATATTTTTCAATCATCTTTTCAAATACTTCTCTTTTTATTAACATACATCCGGTTGGAGCATGTGTTACTTCCATAACATTATTTGTAACTGTTATATTACTAGTATCCTTTACCTTAATTGGATATGTAAAACCTAATGTTGCAAGTTCAGTCGCATTCGTTGATTCTTGAGCTAATCTTTTTATCTTATCCCAATTTAAAGTTTTCATAGGATATGGAATGGCTATAACTTCTTTATCTAATGCTATCATTTCAAATATACTTTCTGGAGAAAAATTAATATCTGAATCAATAAATAACATATGAGTATATTTATGTTGTTCATTTAAAAATGCAGCAACACACATATTTCTACCTTGAGTAACTAAAGAAGATTTTAATATTGTAAAGCTAACTATTATACCTCTTAACATACAAATCTTTTGAAACTCTAATAAAGCTTGTGTGTAATGCATGGATACTTCTGAATGTACTGGTGTACATACCATTATAGAAATATTAGTTTTTAAATCAGTATTAGTTTTTAACTCAGTATTAGTTTTTAAATCAGTATTAGTTTGTTCTGGTTTATTAAACCATATTGGTTTACTTGCGTCTTGCATCCAAAGCTCCTTTTAAAAAGTTTGTCCAGGCATAACCAATTTTATTCCAGTTATAAAATCTATTTGTGTAATCTATTTGCATATCTAAATGTTGTCTAATTGCTGGATGATCCAAGGTCCCCGCTGCATGTTCAATTGCATATGCAAACTTGTGCGCTAAACTTGTAAATGATTTCTCGTATGGAACGTATGTTATAAACTCTGCTCCTGTTTCATATAAAGCACCATAATCAGTTGTAATACAATATAGTCCAGCTGCCATTGCCTCTAATGCTGATATACAAAATGTTTCTTCCCAGATACTTGGAAAAGCAAAGATATGATAGTTATGTAAATTCTCTCTTATATATTCATGAGGCTTGTAACCAATGTAATTTACATTAGGTAATGCTTTAGCCTGATCATATAATTCTTGATACTGTGAATCGTTATTTTCTTTAAATGCATCTCCATAAACTTCAGTTGATGAATAAACATCTAAACTAATAAGTGGATTTTTAACAAGTTGCATTGCAGCAAGTATTACATTTAAACCTCTCCATGGAGTTGGATGAAATATAAGTTTAATAGGATCACCTTTTATATGTCTTGTTCTAGGAACTATTGGCATTACACCATTTTTAATAACAATACATTTTTCAGTTGGTATATCAAAATAGTATCTAAATTTTTCATAGTTCCAATGTGAGTTAAATACATACCAGTCATATTTATTATGATTAGATTTGTCTTTAAACCATGGCGCTAAATTTGGTTGATCGTATGAATTCTTTTGCCAAAGTATATTTAATTTAGTTGGATGTAATGGAACTTTACCAGGAACAGATGTACATATTTGTACCTGATCTAATATATCTTTACTTACATGTTTTTCTAAAAACTCAAACTGTAATTCTGTACCACCTCTAGGTTTCATTTTTCGCTCATAAATTTCTTAAATACTTCTAATCCTTTATTAGTAACTTTAACTACAACGTCTCTACTAATATCTTGTGTGTCAACGTTAGCAGCTTTAAGTTCTTCTTCGTCTTTATAAACCTTACCGGTTTTCTTATTCTTTATTACTGTTACTGTTTCAGTTTCAATAATATATTCTTTATTGTCCATTCTGGTCGTCTCTATTTATTTCTAGTATTGCTACAGTTGCACTTATACCAGAAACATTAGAAGTTTCAAGTCTTATGGTATCTGTCTCTTCAAGAACAATAGGTCCTTTTGCTAAATTACAAATAGTGGGTCCAGTAATAGAAGCATAAGCTATTTGAAAAACTGTAGATACTGAATCATCATTAATAGATACTTTTAATATCTTACTTCCTGATTCATTAGTCACTTGTATATTTTGAATGATAGCATTAGCATTTGATGGGCATGTGTATACTGTCACAGCAGCTGTTGTGCTTGGATCATAGAATGCGTTTTTATAAAAATTTGCCATTATGTTAAATCATACCATTCTAGCGTAAAAGCTAAATCATCATTATTAGAAGTAGCTTTTGCTGCTAAAGTTATTACTTCAGATGTTCCACCAATTGTTTGACCTATTTGATAATCAAATGGAATACCATCTCCAAATGTTGCAACAGGAGAATCTTTTCCAGAAATGAAATTACTTGAAAGCTGTGTTCCAGTTGCTGATAATTCTCTAACTGTTAAATCATACTCTACATTATCACTAAAACTTGTATAACTAAAAGATCCACTTGCAAGTGTGACACCTCTAAATAAACCTATTTGAAAGTCTGTTGTTTCTAAACCTGCTACAGTATATCCAGCTGGAATAATAACTGCATAAGGTCTTCCTGATTTTATTCTTATAGTTCCTATAGAATAAAAAGTATCCGCAGTTGGTAATCTTGAGCCTGCAATAGCAGTGGTTCCAACCATTTGCTTAACACCCGATGGAGAATAACCACCTTCAGAAATACAAGAAGAACAGATTTGTTGTAATGTATAAGTACCAGAAGATAAAGCAGCAGCTGCTTCTATTTCATAACGAATTGGAAGATTAGCTGTTTGCATATAAACAGTTGTTAAACTATTTGCATTATAAAAAGTATGAGCTGTAATTAATTGACCATTGATAACAAATCCAACTCTAACTGAACCTACCCCTAACCATTCAACATCTATGAATAATATATTTGATTTTGTTACATCTAATGTAAATCCACTATTTCCTGTTCCATCTAATTTATCACCGTTCCAACTAGATTGAGATATTTCAGTATCAACTGCTGCACCTGATGTATAAGTACGTCTTACTATTTTTAAAGTTGTTCCATCAGCATAAAAAAATATTCCATTATTAGCATCAAATAAACCTACCTTTTGTTTAAGATTAGCTGTTAAAGTGTTCATTACAAATGTGTTAAAAATAAGTAATGATTTGCCTGGTTGATAAGACATCACTCTTTTAGATTGTCTTATCGTTTTATCTCCACTAGCTTGTGTTACGTTTAAATTAACTGTTGATTTATTAGCTGTATAAGTAGCTGTTCCACCACCAGTTAAAGATTCATCAAATAAATTATTCTTTGACATAATGTTTTTACTGTCAAAGATTGTCAGAGGGTTTGATACTCTTAATCTTCCGAACGCATCGACGTTATTACCACCAATTGTAATTAACTGACCATTACCAACATTTATATTTTCACAACTCATTAGCAGCCAAACCTCATGTTAAACCAAGTAAATCTTTGAAGATCTTGTTTTAAATCTTCTTGAAAAGAAAAGTTTAATTGATCTTTTAATGTCTCCAATGATTGTAGAACCTGTCTTTGATTATCAGGTGAATACTCCTGACTTGGTTCTGGTACGTTTACTGTAATCTTTGCCATTATCTTCTTCCGTCAGGTTGAATGTCTACTCTAAATAATCCATATCTCCAGTTTTCATCTGTAGATTCATTTTCAACTTTAATACTCATTAATCTATTTCTTGCTCTAGTATCTATCTTAGTTGTAGATGAATTTACAGTGTATGGTCCAAGCATCTGACTATTTTGTGTTTGAGATGGATAATCTCTTAACAATAGTGTTACCTTAGCATTTCCGTCTAGTATTTTAAAGTCTGGTATAAATCTATTTATCTTCATTAGATACTGACCATCTCCTTCTATATCTAAATCAAAGTCTCCAGATTCAATGTAAGCAGGGATAGCTGTTTTAACTCCAAGTGCATCTACATCATTAACACCAACTTCATGTTCATAATATTCTGAAGATCCATAGGTATTAGTTACACCATTAATAGTTGGAAATGTTGGAGTCCCCGTTGCCAAGTATTTAGTTGCATATGGTTTATCAAATGTTTGAGCATCTGAATATGTTGTTCTAGCAAGTGACATTGTAGTCCAAGTATTTTCAACAAAGTTATAAACTACTGATCTATTAATTTGAGTCTGAGTTGCAGTTGGGTAAAACCAAACTATTTCATTGTATAAACTATTATGTGAACCATAAATAATATCAGCTGCATTATAATTTATACCTAAATTATCTCCACCCGTTGTAAATACATAATCTTCAACTAATGAAGGTAATTGTTTAACTGTACCATCATAGACAAAGAATCCTCCACCAAACCCCATCCAGAATATCGCGCCTTGTGCAAAGACAATTGAATGCTGACCAATACATCCACAGTTTGTACCAACCTGTCTTATTGAAAAGACAAAAGGAGGTCCAACGAACTGCATAACATAAGCTGCTTGATCTGTTAAAATAAATATATAATCCTTACCTTGTACAGCTCCTACAATGAAATTTCCTGTATCTAATCTAAATGTACCTGCTGTATTTGTTGCAGTAGGTGCCCAAGTATTATAATCTTCTTGGTTTGAAAATCTTATAAACATTGGATCTTGTGTTGTTATATCTCCAATTGTTGTTTCTGTTCCAAGTGCAATTAAATGTCTATCTCTATCTGATACTATACTCATAACAGAAGCTGTCGGAGCTCCAGCTATAACCGTTGCTCTAACTGTTAATGGATTTGATCCTGCTGGATTCCAAGAATATGTTTTACCATTTTTAATTGTTGCAATTAATATTTGTCCAAAATTATCAAATGACCAGTTACCTGGTGAAAGTACTACAGTAGCTGAACTACTTGCTTCACCCCAATCAACTCCACCACTAAAAGATCCCCATGTTGCAGTTCCCCAACCATAACCATAAGTTTGAGCAATAGGTCCAATGTTAGCATATGGAGCAAAAGATAAAGATCCAGCTGTTGTAACACCTGTTCCAGTTTCAGCTGTAGGCATTGTAATTGTAAATGTACCCGTTGTTGGAACTGTTTTTACTTCAAAAATATCAGTTGTAAAACTTGATGCTGTATAACTTGTTGTTGTTGGTCCTGGTGTTGTTGCTGCTGTAAATTTAATATAATCACCTACTTCAATTCCATGCGCTGCTTTAGTTATTGTAACTGTTGTAGATGATGTTGTTGATGTGTAAGTTGCTCCAGTTAAAGTTGTATCAAGTGGTGTAATATCGTAAAAAGAACCACTGAAATAAATAACTAATAATTTATTTGTTCCAATAGCTGCATATTTATTACCATTTAAATCTGTCCAAGTATGCTGTGCTCTTGCAACTCCAGCTAATTCTTTATTTAAAATCTCTCTCCAGCCACCTATTTTTTCAGGATATCCATATCTAAATCTAACAAAATCACCATCAATCCACTGACCTTCTGCAGCAGTTGCGGTATCTTGTTTATTAAATCCGGCTTTTAATGGTATCTTTTTTAATGGCATAAAGCATTTCTATACCACCAAATATGATTATTTACACTATTTTAGTGAATGGTGGTAATCCTAACAGAGGTCTTTTATCATATAAATTGGAATCTGCAAACTGTCCATTTACATGATTATAATGCAAGAAAACTTGTGCACAAACATTGCCTTGAAATTCTTCTCTCCAATGTTCTAATTCACATCCTGAATAAACTAACATATCACCTGGTTCTAAATCCACTTTAATACCTTCTAAATAGATGGCCCAAGGATCTCCTCCAAGGTTTAATGTTGTAGATATTTCACAAGATGGTCTATCTTTATGTTTAGCTAATACAGATCCTTTTTCATAGATTCTTGCATAAGAATAAGTTGGAATTAAATTAAGTCCTGTCTCTTTCATCATAATAGGCATGACTTTCATTAGTAATGTTTCCATTACAAAATCTGCATAATGAGAATATACATTTGGAACCTGTTGATCTTTCCAAGTACCAAATAATGAATTTTCAGCTACTAGATTATTTGAATACATAAAGTGAACAGCATCTCGTTTAAGTAAAAAATAATTATATATAAAATTAGCAAGATCATAAGATACTGCTTTTTTAATCACTTGATATTTGTTCTGGGCGAAACTCATAGATTATTCTCCTTTAATAGATTATTTACTTCATTTATATTCTGACCATAAACTTTTAACATATCTTCATCATAAATAAAGTCTGGTTTTTCAAAAGGATGATGTTTTAAAGTAAGAACATTAACAACTTGCATGAATTTTGCCTCGCGCGCATCCGATGGTTTATAACATAAAGTTGCATCATACTGCTTACGCTGTAATTCTAAATATCTATTGGTTCCCGTTTGAATTACATTTTCATTAAATGGATGTAAAACAATTGGGCATAATAATCCTAATTCTTCCATTTGATCTTTTACTCTTTTGACAGATCTTTCTATGGGTTTGTGAGTTAAACTTAAATCTTTGAGTTGTTTCATTATAAGTCTATTTTTAAATAGTTGGTATTTTGGATAAGCAATCTTATCCATTACACAAACATTCCCTTTTGTAGAAAGTTAAAAGAAACTGATATTCTAATATCATTAGATTGATTAGTATCTACACAATGATTTAACCATGAAGGAAACATAATAAGTCGTCCTGCAATTGGTTCAAAGTGAACTTCGTTCCATAAATGTTTAGGAAGTTGTCCTTGTTTGCGTCTAGGTCTTGATATGTTGATAGAAGGTTTTGGATCTTCTACTTTTAAATGTCCACTATTAATAGGAGCTTTAACATAGTACACTCCAGACCATAATGAATTAGGATGAGTATGTGCTCTATTATATCCACCTGGAGGATTGATATTGGCCCACATGTTTCCAAGAAAAGGTTCATTATCTAATGATTCATCTTTATAAATAAATTGCTGTGCTTGATATAATATATCTACTAACATTTTATATTCTGGTTTTTCATGCATATCTGTTGGAGAATGCCAACCATTTACATTAGTTTTTTGAACTCCTTTATCTTGTCTAGACCAATTAATAATATTTTGTTCTAATTGTGCATTAAATTCAGGAGTGCCCACATCTTTAACGTAGATGGGTGTTGCAAAGTATAATTCTCTGTTCATAAAGTTCTTCCTTTTTTATATCCTTTGGGAGGTTTTTTATTATTTTTCAATCTTAAATTATCTTTTCCATTAGTATACCAATTATATTGACTATTTATTAAAGATATTTTTTTACAATAATTTTTATAGTCTTTTTTAGATTTACGTAATTTCCAATTTTTTTTAACACCTTTACTTATTCTTTCTTTTGTTTGTTTAGTTTCTGGTATTCCTTTGTGACCCAACGCTGTTAATTTTAAATATCTATTATATGCTTTTTTAGTTAACCAATTTTTTGTTTTTATCAAACCTTTTCCATTAGATTTATTTAAAAATATATCCCTATTAACAGCGTTTAATCTATTAAGAACTTTATATTCCCATTGTTGACATTTAAAAACATTATTAAAAATTCTTCTTACTTTATAATCAAATGAATTTTTACCATATTTTTTTATGTAATATTTTATATCTTTAGAAGAGGTAAAATATTTTTTCCATAAATCATTTGGGTGACATCCTTTTGCATATCTACTGCCATAATAAACTTTCCCAGTTTTTTTATGACGAATTATATATGTATAAGGTAATCTATCTGTTACTTGCATAATTTTATCTAAATGAAGGACCTCCAGCCCATAATACTAAAGATCTTCTAATACCTTTAGTAATTGGAACAACTCTATGCCTAATAAAAGATGCAAAGAAAATAGCATGTCCTTGTTTAGGTCTTGCAATTTTACCATCAGACATTAATTCAAGTCCACCACCTTCAAATTCAGATTCATGTGATAATAAACATGTCATAGATATTTTACGAACGGGTGGTTCTTTTGCACCATTAACATCTGAATCCATATGCCAGTCATAAAATCCACCTGCTGGATACTCTGTATATTGTGCTTGTTCGGTAATTTGAATTCCATCAAAACCAAAATGATTAGCATTGGTTCTTCTTATTTGATTATCAATAATTTTATACATTTCAGGAACTTTATCAAATGGGATCCAACTGATATGTGAAGTTCTAACTTTTGTATCTATAGTTCCTCCTTCTTTTGAACCAACTTCTCCTAATTGTTGTGGTTCAGATTTCCCTGCATTTATAATCATTTGACATTGTTCTGGTGTAAACAATGGAGTTGTCGTCTCAACTATTAAACTTTTCCAACGTGGCTCTGTTATTATCATTATGCTCCTCTATTTATAATTGGGTTAAAAAGTACATCGCAGTTTGCTGCTAATGTTCGTCTAGTGTCTTGAGTTCCATTAAATGGATACACACAATGTCTCATATCATATGGAAATATATAAAAGTCTCTTAACTTCATAGGGGGTTGATAATCTACTTTTGCAAATTGACCAGAGGATGCTCCTAATATTTGTAATCTTCCATTTTGTGGAGTTTCAGATGCTGAATATTCAACTCCATAAGTATTGGGTAATTTTAAAACCATAACGGAAGATAAACCTGTAAATATATTTCCTTGATGAATGTGAACTGGATTATATTCATTAGCTTTCATTTCGTTAATCCATATTGAATTAATGTGTGTTTTATAATCTATTATTTTATTAAAATCTAAATAATGATGAAAAGCAGTTCTAAACCAATCTAATACATTTTTTGGAAAAAAATTATGTCTTTTCATTTTAGATTCATCATCTCCATCATAAAATAAAGAATGTTCATCTTTTATTTTACCAATAAGTTGACGGTTTGCAGGATTTAATTGATTAAACTTTTCTTCGTAAATTTGATTAATTCCTGTAAAAATATCTAAAGGAACTTCATATCGTAGGATAGATTGTCCTAAAAATATAAAATTAAAATTCATTATCTTTCTCTATTTAGTCTCTTTTCCGTATTGTATTTGTTCTTTATTGTCGTATTTTAATTCACCTGATTGTTTTACTCTTTCAATAGTTTGTAATTGACCCATAGCATTAAACACTTCTGGTTGAGAAGAACCTGGTGTTAATGATTTAACTTTGTTTAAATATACTTGATGATAAGACTCTAATTGATGTTGATTAACATCTTTTGTATTAAAGCTACCATCATCAAATTCTAATTTTAATTTAGACCACATATTAATTTCTCTCATTCTATCTTTTGCAACTAATTCCATATTAGCTTTTGAATAGATCTTTTCATCTAAATCTATTTTATAACATTCTAGTTTATATTCATCTGTTTCAGTTTCTAACTTTTTAGTAAGCCATTTAATTTTTGCATCATTACGTCTATATTCAAAAGATAATGACATTAAATTTTCAAGAAATACATTTTGTTCTCTAATACATTGCCAATACTTTGCAGCTTTACTTGGATGTTTATTATCTTGTAATACGGATACTCTAGCTTCTGTCTCTGTTCTAAATATTTGTTTTTTAGTCCAAGTATCACGAAGTTCATCAACAAGACCTTTAAATGTTTTAAGATCTGTTGGTTCAAGAAGATTATTAAGATGTGTTTCTTCTTGTTGTATAAGCGACTTTATATCTCTCTTCTCTGTCATGTAAGAGTAATATACTTATTTTTAATGAAATGTAAAGGTCTAGGAAGTAGTTAAAGTTATAGTTGCACCACCGCCTGTAAATTCTTCTGTTTGAGCACTTGGAGCACTTCCACCCGCAGATAAACCAGCCGTTTGAGTTCCTGCTGCTGCTAAATTACTTGATGCAGTAATTAAATTTCCAGCAGTTGCCCAACTTGTTCCATTATAAAGTTCTGTGTTTTTTATAGCTGTACCTGGTTCACTTGTGTTTCCACCAAAAGCTAAAGCAGAAGTTTGTAATCCTGCTGCTCCACCAGATGATCTTCCTGTAATTAAATTTCCACCTGCTGTCCAAGTTGTTCCATCATATTCATTAGTTACGTTAGTGGTACCACCACCAGGAGGTATAGCACCACCTGCACTTAAAGCTGAAGTTTGAGTTCCTGCTACAAATGCATAAAATAATGCTGCAGGAAGTGCTCCACCTGCTGTCCATGAAGTTCCGTTGTATTCTTCTACACCTGTTGTAAATCCATAAGTATTACTATCAGGATTTCCACCAACAGCTAAAGCAACTGTTTGAGTTCCGCAACCTGATAATTGTCTTCGTGCTGTGCCTAAATTTCCTCCTCCTGTCCAAGCAGTTCCGTTGTATTCTTCTGTGGCATTTGAAATAACTCCTGGTGGTAATGCTGCTCCACCAAAAGCTAAAGCTGTTGTTTGAGTACCACAACCTGCTAATTGATATCTTGATGTTCCTAAATTTCCACCTGGAGACCATGAAGTTCCGTCATATTCTTCTGTGGCTGTTCCATTAGTACCTCCAAAAGCTAATGCTGAAGTTTGAGTACCACAACCTGCTAAATAATTTCTAGAAGTAGCTAAATTTCCACCCGTCGCCCAAGCCCCAACATCAGCATATGCTTTTAAAGCATTAGATGTAGTATTATACCAAATCTGTCCTACAGTTGGATTTGCTGGATCCGAGCTTACGATTAAAATATTTTGTCCTTGTATGTTTGTATACGTTGCCATGTTTATGTTCCTGTTACTGTTCTAGTTGCAACTACAGGTCCACCTGTAAATTCTTCTGTGTTTGCAACAGCACCTCCAGTTGATGTATTATAACCACCAATACCCGCCGCTGAAGTTTGAGTTCCAGATCCAGCTAATGCATATCTTCCTGTTGCTAAAGCTCCACCTGTTGTCCAAGAGGTTCCATCGTATAGTTCTGTGTTAGTTAATCCTGGACTAACACCTCCAGATGCAATACCTCCAAAACTTAAAGCTGAAGTTTGTGTTCCTGCAGCACCCATTACCCATCTTGCAGCTGGTAAATTTCCTCCTACTGTCCAACTTGTTCCATTGTATTCTTGAACTGCATTAGTAGCAGTATCACTACCACCTATATTTCCAGCAACTTGTAATGCCGCTGTTTGTGTACCTGTACCTGATGAAAGTCGAAAATCAGTTAATAAATTTCCACCCGCTGTCCAAGCTGTTCCATTATATTCTTCTGTGGCATTTGATATATCACTTAATGGAGTACTTCCTCCAAAAGCTAAAGCTGATGTTTGAGTTCCACAACCTGATAATTGACCTCTTGCAGTTCCTAAATTTCCACCTGGTGACCATGAAGTTCCGTCGTATTCATTAGTTACATTTGTAAAAGGTGCACCTGCGTTTCCACCGAAAGCTGCAGCTGAAGTTTGAGTTCCAGCTCCTGCTAAATAACTTCTTGTAGCTGGTAAATTTCCACCTGCTGTCCATGAAGTTCCATCGTATTCTTCTGTTGCATTTGAAACAGTTGGGGCTGATATTTCTCCACCCATAGCTATAGCAGAAGTTTGAGTCCCTGCACCTGCTAAAGCATATCTAGCTGTTGCTAAATTCCCACCCGTCGCCCAAGCGCCTTGTTGAGTAACTCCAACTTTTAAAAGATTAGAAGTAGAATTAAACCACACTTGTCCAAGTTGAGGACTTGCTGGATCTGATGCCAGATACTGGACTTTTTGTCCATATGTTCCGTAATAAGTAGCCATAAAATTTTACTCTAAAACTATATTTTCTGGTCTTCTGTTTAAAGAATTGTTTTTCTGATCTTCAGGTAAAGCATCATAAGCAGCTTGAGCTTTTGCAACTTCTGCATCAACTATCGCTTGCGCTTCTGCTTTTGTTTTAAAAGATCCAGCTACTTTAAATACCCAAAGATTTGCATCTTTGTTATTCGCTGGTATTCTCCAAACATTACCTGGCAATCCAGAAATATCAAAGTTAGAAGATTCACCAATTTCAATGAATCCCTTTCCCCAATTCTCCGCTGTACAGTATTTATATGCCATGTTTCCTCCTTAATTAATTAACTAAATGATATTGTCTTATTAACATTAACTGGTCCACCTGTAAATTCTTCTGTTGCTGCTGGGGTTACATTTCCACCAATAGCTAATGCTGAAGTTTGACTACCAGCACTTCCAAAAAATTGCATACCAGTTCTTGCCATATTTGATCCTAAAATAGTCCAAGAGGTTCCATCATATGAAAAAGTTGTTTGTGTTGGTGGAACCTCTCCTCCAAAACCTAAAGCTGCTGTTTGTGTTCCTGCTGATCCATTTCCTCTAGTTGTAGTAGGAAAATTTCCACCTGCTGTCCATGAAGTTCCGTCGTATTCTTCTGTTGAATTTATATTACCACCAGGACCTTCTCCTCCAAATGTTAAAGCTGATGTTTGAGTTCCTGCTCCTGCTAAAAACTGTCTACCTGTTCCTAAATTTCCACCTGCTGTCCATGAAGTTCCGTTGTATTCTTCTGTTTGATTTTTTAGAGCTGAAGTTCCACCAAAAGCTAAAGCTGTTGTTTGTGTTCCGCAACCTCCTAAACCATATCTTGATGTAGTTAAATTTCCACCACTTGTCCATGAAGTTCCGTCGTATTCTTCTGTGACATTTGTATTACCTGGTGTAATTTCTCCACCTGCACATAATGCTGCTGTTTGAGTTCCTGCACTTCCAGGAAGTCCTCTTCCTGTAGTTAAATTTCCACCTGGAGACCAACTTGTTCCATCGTATTCTTCTGTGGCAGTTGTAAAAGGATTACCACCAAAAGCTAATGCTGAAGTTTGAGTACCTGCTCCTCCTAATTGTTGTCTTCCAGTCGTTAAATTTCCACCGCTAGCCCAAGCTCCAATTTGTGATATTGTATATTCAAATGATTTTGAAGTTGTGTTGTAAAATACTTGTCCAGGATCCCCTGGTGATGGATCTGATGCTACTGTTTGAACAGCATAACCATTTATACCTTTATAAGTAGCCATGGTTATTTATTCTCCAATAACCAACCTTGTGTTGAATCTACATAAACTAAAGTTAAACCAGCTCTCTCAACTGACACTGTTAAATCTTCTGCTACGCCTTGAATATTGTGTCCGTTACGACCGATAGTTAAATTATTAGTATCAAATGTTCCAGCGTAATCTATGAAAGTAATAAAATCACCTATTGTTGCTGATGCTGGTAATGTTGCTGTGAAAGCTGATGAAGTTGTATTACAAAAATAACCTCTTTTAGCTACTGCTGTAAATCCAGATGTTTGAACTGCTTGCCATGCTGCTCCACCTGATACAGTTGCAAAAGTTAAAGTTCCAGAACTGTCTGATAATTGTAATACTTGACCTGAAGATCCTGTAGCTACTGGTAATACAAGTGTATAAGCAGCATCTGAAGTTAAAGTTGCTGGAGATTTTAATCCAACATAACCTGATCCAGTATTGTCTCCTAATCTTAATGCACCTTCTGCATCAATAAGAACGTTTGTTCCATCCCAAGTAAAATTAGCTGAACCACCAAATGCAGTTCCACCACTATTAAATTGAACTTGTGTAGTTGATCCGCCTGGAGGTGAAGATAAAGAAATTTCACTAATATTTGTTCCATCTGCAAATAAATATTTATAACCTTTGTCTGTAGCAGAAAAAGTTGCACCTGTTCCACCTGCTTGTTTAAATTCAACTGTGAAAGCACCTGTTGTTTCATTATCAACAATCCAAGTTTTTTCAATTCCTGTTGGAACTGTTACAATTTGATTTCCTGTTATTGTTCCTGTTAATTTTATAACAGCGTTTCTTGCATTGGAAATTGCACCATCAGACATTACAAGAGCAGTTGTTTGAGCTCCTCCTGCAATAGAAATCGCTTCGTATCCACCAATTGCTTGTTGTATTAAATATAAGTTTGTATTTGTAATTTGACCCCATGTACCAGCGTTTTCGCCAGTTGCCATTATTGATAGTTTAAGATCAGCAGAATATGTTGTAGCCATTATTAATTCCTTATTTTGTTCTTATTAAAATATTTATCAGTTTTTGTCAATTAATACAACCTCTATATTTATGCTGCTACTTCTGACCAATTTATTGATTGACCAGTATTCACACCTGTATAATTTATTGATTGACCTGGATCAACTGGAGCCCAAGAAGATACGTATAATTGACCAGTTGCTCCTGTCAAGCTAAATCCTGTTACATTTATACTAACATCTATTTTATTAGATATTGAGTTTAATGATATATTTAATAATTGTCCTGTTACATTTATAGGAGTATCTAAATCTATAGATACAGAGTTTAATGCAGTTGTTAATTGTTCTCCTGTTACAAGAGCCACAACAGCTATATCTATAGATACATCTCCATTAAATCCTAAAGTTAATTGTTGGCCAGTTACACTTGCATCAGGTGCTGGATCCACATCTCCAAGTGCTAAACTTAATGGATTTTCAAATACAGGAATTGAAACATTTCCATCTGCAGTAATACCAACACTACTTAATTGAGCTGATAATGTTTCACCTGTTAAAGTAAGATTCGCTGTTCCTGTGATAGTTACTGAATTTAAAGATGTGCTTAATAATTGTCCTGTAACATTTGCAACAGTTATTATGTCAACAGTTGCATCTCCTTGAAGAGTTGAAAGACCAATATTTTCTCCCCATCCAAGTTGACCCCAACCATTTGATCCCCATGTTGTAGCTGTTCCTGGCGCTGTTACTGAAACAAGCGTTATAGGAAAAGCATCAACACTGTTTAAAGTTAAATTTGCTAAATTTGTTGTAAGAGTTACACTTCCATCAATAGTAAGAGAGACAGAATTTAAAGTGGTTGCTAACTGTTCACCAGTTAAAATAACTAAACCATTAATAGACAAAGAAACATCATTTAAAGAAGATGTTAATGATTGTCCTGTTACAGAAACGTTAGCACTTACTGTATTGTTTCCCCATTCAGAATCACCCCAACCAAAAGCGCCCCAACCATTAGTAACAGGTTCTTGAAGTCCCCAATTACCATCTCCCCAAGTTAATTGTCCCCATTTATAATTATCTGCCATGACTTATTTAACTTTAATTTTGTCAGCCATGACAATTATCCTACTAAGAGATTCTTATAATAGCGGCTGAGCTTGTAAATGCTGGGAATTGAATTGTGAATGTTCCTGCTGTAGCTGTTTTATCAGTTGTAAAACTTAACACTGCAACTGCAGCATTACTGAATGATGTATTATATATCAAACAACCTCTAGCAGTTAGAGTAACGTTCTGAAAAGATAAATCAGCGAAATCTGTAAAAGCAACTGTTGATACAAGAGATGTTCCAGAATTTACTAATGCTTTTCCACCTGTTGTGTAATTTGTTCCAGAAGAACTTACTTCTCCACCTGTTGTATAAGAAGTTGTTGCTGCACCTAATGTTGCTGTTGATACGTAAAGAGCTAATTTAAATTTATCTCCACCACCGCCTGAAGTTGAAAAATCTTGATCACCATCTAATAGTTGTTTTTTAAAACTATTTGGTAACGCTTGTGTAATAGCCATACTTGTTTCTCCTTATTGTGGTTTTCGAGCTATACGAGGTTCTCCATCTAGAAACTCATCAGTTCGTCTTCTTCCCATTTGTTCTAATGAGAATCCTTCGATAGCTTGCTTATATCTATTTTCATAATATTGCAACATATCATTTGGACCCTTCAAAAATCCATACGCCTCAACTAGGCAAGCATATAATAAACCATTGGGAAATTGTTGGCTTAAATATGTATTTGCAGTTGTAGCGGATAATCCAGTTGGTTTCAAGATATAATTTGCTTGAATTGTATAAGCTTGATTTGGAGTAGGGGCAACTATTACTGTATTTTCGTCCCAGTTAGCATAATATTTAGGCACTCCTGTAGTATTATTTTGATTATATTCATTAATAAAAGACACATCTCTAACATCTAAAAAGCTTATTGTACCATCCGTATTAAATACTTGTAGAGATCTTATAATTAAACAATTATCAGGAACGTTAAAATATTTTTGAGTTACAATAACAGAAGAGGTTGCATATTTTCTATTGTTATCAGAATCTACATCTCTTAAAATTCTAAATTCAGCATCTTGAATAAATCCATCAATAATAGTTGCTGTTAATACATTAGAATCTACTTCTGTGTAATTTCTTATTTTTGTAACTAATTCTGTGTATGTCATATTAAGCCTGTAGTGTAACTGGACCTGCAGAACATTGTGCTCCACCACCAGCTATATTTCCTGTTGTCGCTGTACTTGTACTTAAAAAATAAAAATAATTTAAAGTATCACTTACAATACCAGATGAATCTATTTTTCCAACTGTAATAGTAAATCCATTAGAATTTGAAATATCTGTAACATTATCAAATGAAGGAACATCATCAAAAGAATCTTCTCTAGAAGGAGTACCTACAATGTTGACTTGCGGCGGGCCTCTGAATCTTACGATATTACCAGTTGATCTTCCATGATCTTGTGAAAATACATTTATATAAGTAGAACCTGCATACTTAGTTGTTGAAAAAGGATTAGGTGTTAATTCAATAATTACTGCTGGTTCAATTCTATCAGGATGTGCGTATCTTAATCCTTGTGGATCAGCTGTAGTTGGTCTTGGCTCTAATTGAGGTTGTTTAGCTTCATATTCAGAAGTATGTACCCATGAACCATTCCATTCTTGAACCATTTCTTGATACGGAAATCTCTGACCAGATCGGTCAGAAATCATGTAAGAATATTTTCCTCTAGATAGATTAGACATTTGGATAATAAGTTTTTGGAGTTATAAATGAACTTGAAGAAGATCCATCATTATCTAATGCTCTTAATAATTCATCTTCATAAAATAATTTTAATTCTTGTGTTCTTTGTGGAGCAAGTTTAAGTGATACATAATAAGCAAGTCCCGCGCACATGCATGGAACAAATCTATATGGAACATCTGTTGCATTTGTATAAGCACCTACATCTTGAATTCTTTTTGCATAGTAATATTGAATAACGTTATTTACCTGATCTGCTCCTGGTGTTAAATATAAAGTAATTGTAATTTTATCTATAAATCTTTGTACGTAATATTGTGTTGGTTGACCTGTTGCAAATTTAGAAGATAAACCACTGTAAGCTGATCTATTAATTTTTGTAAGTGGAAAATCAACAACTGGAGTTTGTTCTGTATTTCTATAAACCATTTCTAAAATGTCATCTGGTCCATAAGTAATAGAATTATAATCATATACAGTTGCATTATCTGCATGAATTGCAGCAGTTGTACCATTAGCACCTCTGACACATCCTGTTATAGTCATAGAAGATGTATTCGTTCCTGTATAAGTAATTTGTTCTGAATCTATTAATAAAGTTCCACTTGTTGGAAATTGCCAAACTGAATCTACTGTAATTGTTGTATCTGCTGCAGTAATTGCACCATTTAAATAACTAAGTGTTCCATCTGAAGTTCCATCAGATGTAGATCTATAGATAGTATAGGTAGACTGACCATTAATCATGGAAATAGTATTACTTGCTACTTCCCAATAATGAAGACCTCTGTTAGCCCATTCCTGAAACATTATATTTAGAGATCTTCTTGTAGATTCTAAATCTTGTCCAGTTCTTGGAGCAGACATACCAATTCTTTCGTAAGCCTCTTCTATAATTTTATCTATATAAAAGGTCTTTTCAAAAGTAGTTGTTCCAGAAGTAGTATTAGCCATTTAGCTTCTCCTACGCTGTTAATCCAGGCCCAGAATATTTATCTGTTAGTAATGTAACCGCAGATACATTTGTCAATGTAGTTGTAAAAATTCCTTTTGGAAACAAAATTCCATCTTCAGGAAAACTAAAATTAATAACATCACCTTCTGGTACATCTGCTACAAATAAAGTAGATCCTGCAGAAGATGTTGTTTTTAAAGTAACTAACCCTGCTCCTGATCCATCAGATGCAATAATAATACCTCTTAATCTAATTGGTCCCGCTATAATTGCAGTAGAAGTATTTGCTGTAAATCTAGTTGCTTGTATATCACCTTTGTAACTTCCCATTTTTTTCTCCTTGTATTAAGGAGCCCTTACGAGCTCCTTAAAAATTAATT